GATTTGGCGCGTGCCCGAGAGACAATCGACGTCTCACACATCACACCTCTAAAGGCCGCCTGAGCCGAGCCGGTCATTTACCTTACGCACCATCACCGCCTCGATGGCAGGTAAAAGTTCAGCGATCGCTGGGGCCGGAATGCCGAGGGACGCACCAAGCGCAAAGGCCGCGTTCATGTCCCAGCCGATCACAGCGCCGGGGACGATGCGCAACTGACCCCCAAGGCGGCCGACCAGGTCCCAGACCAGCCAACCCTCGAAAGTTATTGGCTGGTTCAGTCGTGTAGGGCAGTCAGGGCAGACGGATCCGCAGGCAGCGCAGTAGCCGTCGCCCCCGCCGAACTCCCACTCGGCACGGGCGATGAGGCGTTTTTTTCCGCGTCCAGCAGCAAGCCTTTCGCGACATAAAGGCTTTGGAAGGCCTCGAAGATCGGCCAGATGTCCAAAAGCGCGTCGATCGCATCAGGGCTTATCGGCAATGGCTCTCCCTCCGCGTCCCCAATCCCTTCCCATTCAAGAATGGCAGAGCGCGCGAGCGCCTTGGCCATCGCCAGTGCGGCCTCCTCCGTCCTCGCCTCTTTCGGCAGGTCGGCAATCGCTGGATCGCTGCGTGCAGCCACCATCAGCGCCGTGGTGAGCGGGCGGAGTTTTACGCGCACGCCGGGGACAAGGTCGCACCAAATAGGTGCGTTGGTGAGATCGAGGGTTAGCATGTTGGGTTCTCTCAGTAGGAGGCGACAGTGTTGACGAGGACGGCCGTACACATCCGGGTGGGGCTCGCAGCCTTGGCGGCCTGCCATTCGAAGGTCGCCTGAATGCCCTGTGGCCCCGGGATTTCGATCCGGGGGCGCGGCAGGTAGACGGCATGGGCCGTGAAGGTGAAGCTGGCACTTGCCCCAAGGCTCCAGGCGAAGACCAACTCACAAGGTGTGCCATCCAGGGCTTGGGTGATGAGGGCCGTGTCGGCAAATCGCACCTCCATCCGCCCGGTTAGGGACGCCATTCCGGGATCGGCACCCTCGATCTTGCCGTCCGCGCGAATTGTCTCGATCCGGTCAAGACCATTGGAATAGGTGACCTCCGCTGAGATGACATTGCCGAGCGGCGTCCCATTGCGGGTAATGGATCCGTTGAAGTGCCCGAAGCGCTGCAAGCCAAGCGCGGTGGTCGTACCTGCAGCCGTGGCGGCTGAGGCACTTTCCCCTTGCGCGATGAGCCGCGCGGTTGCGGTTAGAAGACCTGACCGTGACATTTGCCAGCTTAGCTGATCGCAAACGCAGCCCGTGTACATCGCATAGCGCGGCACTTCGGGCATGCCCGTCTCGATCGCCATGCTTGGAAGCGACCAGTTCCCCGACTGGAACGTGTGGGTCTTCGGTGTCGTGCCGGTGGTCGTGGGGCCTCCGAAGGCCGCCTTCAGCCAGAGGCCAAAGTTCTCAACATCGATCGGCACCACGACATCGCCATCCGCCGTGACCGCATCCTTGATCGGGGCCAGCGGGTCGCGCCCCTGGCCCAAGAGCTCCGAGGCAATCAAGGGCTGCTCGGACCCAAGCGTGGTGCTGGCAAAGGGCACCGTGCGGAAGCCTGTGGCGGGCGCAGTGCCATAAACAGTCTCGAACGCCAGCGCCATGTGCGCCCGCGCCCCATGGGCTCGTGCCATTTTGGTATCCTTTTCAGCGGATTTTGGTTAGAGGAGCAGCAATTGCATTTGACGCAGAGGCAATTCATGCTGGGACAAGCGCTCAGCCAACGCACCTATGGTGCAGACACGACCCGAAGGCAGACCTCGAATGACCACTCTCACACCAAGCACGGCAAAACCTTCCGTCCTCGCACCGGATCTCGAAGTCACGGGTGATATTACCAGCACCGGCCCCTTGGTGGTTCAAGCGCGTGTTGTCGGCAACATCACCGGTGAGATCGTGACGATTGAGCATTGGGCCGATGTAAAGGGCGACATTGAGGCCAAGCAGGCAACGATTGAAGGCGTCGTGGTTGGCGCTGTGATCGCGGAGGATGTCCGGGTTGCACATTCCGGTCAAATCAACGGCTCAGTTCATTACTCCAAACTGGCCGTGGAAGCCGGGGCGATGATCGAGGGCCATCTGAGAATGATAACCCCGCCCCCGGAACCCGCTCAGCCAAGTGGATCGGCCAGCGAGTAATGTAGGATGATGGGCACAACGGCTGCCTTTAGGCTGGTTGCCCCTTCAACAGCGAGATCGACAGGCTCAGGTGCTGCCGGCTCGACCCAGTCGCAGAGCCCACCCAATGTACGCTCAACAGCGATGGAGGCACCTATCCGGGCGATGAGTTGGTCAAATCGTGTATCACGATCACCGCTTGCCTGCACGATGACCTCAAGTTCCGCCCGCTGCTGGTAGTGATAGCGCAGCGGGGACAGTGTGACCTCCGGATCGCCCGGGTTGCCGTCGCGCAGGATCAGCAGCCCTGCGGATGGGATGCGCTCAGGCAGCACCTCGCCGCGCAGAACCGGCACATGCGGGATCGTGCGAAAGGCATCTGCCAAGGCGGTTAAGATGATTTCGCGAGGCGTCGGCATGGTTCTGATCGGCCGTTCTTGCAAAGATAGTGCTTTAAGGCTATATAGCCTCCAAGACATGGAGGCATCATGCCGTGGACCGTTGCGTTTTCAGAGGAGTTCGAGCTGGAATTTGATGAACTCCTGCGAGACGTGCAGGACGCAATCCTCGCACGCGCACTGCTCTTGGAACGCGAGGGGCCATCGTTGGGCCGACCGCATGCCGATACCCTGACCGGGTCTAAGCATGCAAACATGAAGGAGTTGCGATGCAATGCCGCTGACGGCGTATGGCGCATCGCCTTTGCCTTCGATCCCGAAAGGCAGGCGATCCTGCTCGTCGGCGGCGATAAGTCGGGTGGCAGTGAGAAGCGCTTTTACAAACAACTGATCGCCCGGGCGGATGAGCGGTTTGACCGTCATCTCACACAACGGAAAGGATAAAGACTATGGCACGAACCCTGAAGGACAAGTTGGCCGCGCTCGATCCAGCCCGTCGCGCAGGCATCGAGGCAGAAGCAGACCGGCTTCAGACCGAATATCTGACGTTGCGTGAGTTGCGGAAAGCCAAAGATCTGACGCAAGTGCAACTGGCAGAAACGCTTCACATTCAGCAGGCGACCGTTGCCAAGTATGAGCGCCAGAGCGATTTGCTGCTCTCGACGCTATCAAGCTATGTACGTGCCATGGGCGGCAATCTGAAATTGGTGGTCGAGTTTCCCGGTAAGGCACCTGTGGCTCTTGAGGGGCTTGGCGATACCGAAGAACCGCGTCGTCGACGGCAGGCCGCAAGCGGTGTTCGCCTGACAGAGGCGCGCGCCTAATCATCACGCACGCCCCTTCACCCAATTCGCCACAATTGAGCCCGGAATCCGCCCCACTGCCGTCTCCGCGGCCCTCGCCAAATCCAACCGCTTGGCCAGCTTTACTTGCGGCACCAGCAAAAAGATTGGTGCGGTCAGGAGGCCCCGACCGGTCTTCGAGCGCGACGCCACAGCCCGGCCTTTGGTGTTGAGCCGCCCCTCAGCCACCAAGAGGCTCGGCCCCTGGCGTCGATAGATAAACCGCAACCTCAAGCCAGTACGGCGCTCCCATTCGCCGGGGGAGATCCGGCCGCCGCGGGCGGATTTACCAGCCGCGGGCGTGGGGATCGCGAGCCAAAAGCCGTTCTTCGAGCGGATCATTGGCCCTGTGTTGTGCGCCCCAAGAATGACCGGGGCCTTCGACCAGACCAGAGCCGCCGCGTTCAGACTGGGTTTGCCCTTTGGATATTGCTCAGACCGAATGCTGCGCGCCAACCTGGTGCCAAGCCCCGCGCCCGTAATCTGGCCGCGCCAGGCTGACTTCAGGCGCGTACCGGCTTCGCGGATCGCCTTCGACACCGCACGCTCGCCGGCGTCAATCTCTTCCCGCATGAGCGCCACAATGTCAGGATCGATGTTGAGGCGCAGATGCATCGTACTCACGCAGGGCAGAGGGTCATCGTCCAGATGAGCCGCTCCCGATCTCGGCGCGGCTCACCCTCAATCAAAAATGTCTCATCTCCCATCAGGATCTGCTCCTGCGGTCGCGGATTAGGGATGTCTGCCACCCGGACGTCGATCCGGGTGGTATCTGAGAGTAGCCGCGCCGCGCCAAACTCCGTGATCTCATCAGGTCGGCGCAGGATGCCCCGCGCCCGTGTGAAGGCCCCTGCCCCGTCACGATGCCAGATTTCGACTGAGATGTTCTTATCCGCAAAAAGCACCTCCAGCGCGTCCGCGAAGGCCGTCATCAGGTCCGCCGGCCCGCGCGCAGGACCTGCGGACGCGTACAGATCGGCAGGGGGTTGCTCTCGATCTCAAGGCGCACCCATTCGTCACGGTCGCGGTCTGGGATCATGCGCGCATAAAGCGGCAGCCCAATCGTGTTGACCGTCTCGAAGGTATCCGCCGGGGCAAAGTAGATCTCAAAGAGCCCCTCAATGCCCTGCGGATAGAAGTAGGCCTTGTCCGTCGGCACACCGATCGTGGCACTGCCCCCATAACGGCGGAAGGTGATCCCACCAAAGCTGAACTCATCCACCGCCCTGCCCCGCAGCTCGTTGGCAGCGGCCGTGTTGAGATAGGTCTCCCGGATCTCCTTATGGGCGACCAGGTCGGCAAAGAAGGCCGAACCACATTCCGCGCGCAACTGCACAGGCCCCACCGCCAGACCACCGAGGCTCTCCTCGACGCCTTCGATCAAAGCCTGGCAGCGCTTTCTGAGCGCGCCAGATGCAGGCGACTGGTTATCAAGATCAAAATCGATCTCTGCAGCCGGCGTGATGCCGAACTCCGTGGCGAAGTTGATCACCACCGAGCCATCACGAGGATCCTTCACCAAACCCTGAAGCCCATTCAGCAAATGATACTCAAAAGTCGCTTCGGCATCCGATCTTAGGCGCCGCATCCGGCGCGCAACTTCGGCCTGCGCCTGCTGGGTCACGCTTTCCGAGCCGAACTCGCGGATGCCTTGGATCTCGGACGCCCACAGCACATCCTGCTTTTTGAACTGCCGGCACACAAAGGCACGGACCTGACGGCTTTCTGGGGATTGCTGGTCATAGGATGATCCGCGCTCGGAGAACGGGATCAGTGACAAGGTCCCATCCCGGCTTTCGATCACGACCGTGCGGGTGCGCACCCCGCGCTCGCCAAAGAGACCTGAGCCAGACAAGGTCGTGGGCTTGAAGGGAATATTCTCCAAGGCACGCGTCAGCTCAATGACGGAGAAGGCATCGCCTTCAAAGATATCCATGGTGGCCATATGCCAACCTCCTTGATGTGAGTGTCTTTAGGCCTGACCCAGCGCTCAGCGCAGGACGATGCCGAGCGCCGCCAGTGCCGTGGTGGCTGCCGTGATCTGGACCTCCGTGGCCCCCTCGGGCCACACAAGGTCATGTCGGTTGACGAGCGCGGGCCCACGCAGGATCACGACGCCAGGGGCATCAGCCGCACTTGCGTCGACCGCGGCCCAGAGAATGGCGGCAGGATTTTGGCTGCCGTTGGTCGCGGCTGGAGCAAGGCGGGCGTATTTGCCGCCTGTGGTGATCTTGCCAAGCACGGAGCCGGGCTCGAGCTTTCCAGCGCCGGAGGCAATGGTGACGGTTTCTCGGGTGAAGTCGCGGAGCACTTCCCAGACGAGAAAGCCGCCTGCGTGTTGGCCTTCAGTGAGCATGGTCATGGAGGCTTATCCTTTCGTCTTAAAGGTGCGGGCGATGACCTCGCCCCAGGGATGGAGGGAGGCTGCGCGTCCAGGCTGGGCGTGGGCGCTCAGGGTGATCTCGGGGGTGGCGTCCGCCTTGGCCGCGAGAAGGCGGCTGCGGACCGTATCAAGGCTCGTGTCCTGCTCTAGGAACCGGCCCGCCATCTGCGGCTGGCCTGCAAGGCGGCAAAGGTCGATGACCGCGCGGGCATGGGCCATCGCCTCGGCGCGGATTGCAGGCGCGCTTGATGCCCCATGGTCGATGGGGCTGGGATCCGCGGAGGTCAGGTTAGGCGGCTTCGCGTTCTCGACAGTTAGCGTCCCGCCCTCGCTGTTGGGCGACCCTTGGTCCTGCAGCGCGTCACCGGTGTCACTGGATAGGGCCTCAGGGCGGCCAACAGGTGCATCGATGTCGCCTAAGGGGACCGCAGCCGGGCTGGGGTCTTCATCCTGGGAGCCAAAACTGGCAGGCGGCGGATGAGCGTCTGCGGCGGCCTCGAGCACCGCTGGTGGCGCATTGCGGAAGCGTGCCACATCAAAGGAGGCGGCGAGCTTCACGGGCTCTGCGATCCGGTCAATCAGGCCAAGATCCAAAGCCTCGGTTGCATCAAGCCAAGTCTCTGCCGCCATGAGGGCGGCGATCTCTTCATCGGGCTTGCCGGACTTGGTCGCGTAGCCCTGGATCAAGCTGACCTTGACCTTGTCAAGCGCCTCGGCGGTGGACCGCATATCCTCGGCCGTGCCCATCACAAGACCTGAAGGGTCATGGATCATCAGGAAGGCGTTTTCTGGCATGACGATCTTGTCGCCCGCCATCGCGATGTAGCTCGCAGCCGAGGCGGCAATGCCGTCAATCCAAACCGTAACCTCGCCCGGATGGCGTCTCAGCGCATTGTAGATCGCCACCGCATCAAACACCGAGCCGCCGGGACTGTTGAGCCGCAGATCAATGGTCGCATCATCAGGCAAGGCACCCAACTCCGCCAGAAAGCCCTTCGCTGTGACGCCGTAAGCGCCGATTTCGTCATAGATCAGCACTTCCGTGCCCGAGGAACGGGCGCGGATCGTGTACCAGGATTTCATGGGGTTACTCCTCTTCGGGGTTGTTTGCCCGGCTAAAGTCGGACGGTCCGACATTAGAATTCGTTTCCGGCACCTGGGTTGGCGTCGCCCGTGCACCCTGCGTCTCGCCCGGGCTGGCGCGATAAGTCAGCCCCAGATCCGATGCGCGCTTGGCATCCGCAGCGTTCTCACGATCGACCTCTTCGATATCGTAGCCGGTACCCTCGACCACCTTGCGCCGCGAGGTAATGCCTGCCCCCATTGCGAGCACCTGCGCTTGGATGTCTTTGAGCGGATCAACCCAGTCCCACCTTGGCGGGATCCATTGCACTGCGCGCGCGTCAGCGGGGTCTGTATTGAGCGCGCCCGACAGCACCGCCGTCTCCAGCCAGCGCCGCCAAATGGGACGGCACAGCTGATGCGCCATGACACCATGCTGCAATTGGCCAATCCGCCGCCGGAACTCGACGAGTTCGGCACGCAAGGACGAGTAGTTCGCCTGCCGGACATCGCCCGTGACGAGATGATAAGGCAAACCCAGCGAGGCCGAGACCGCTAAGAGTGTCCGGTACTGGAACGCCTCATAGCCACCACCAACATCAGCGGGGCTTGAGAACTTCACATCCTCACCCGGCAGCAGCACCTGCATGGTGCCGGGCTCGAGGCTCGCGATGGCGGCCCCGTCGAGATCAGCAGCGCCCTCTCCCATCATCGGGTCCTCGGGGGCGGTCTTCGTGATGAAGCCCGCAAACATCGCCGCGGTCTTCTTCCGATCAAGTTCCGCATCGTCGTACTGGTCGAGCAAGAACAGCCGCACCATGGCCGGTGCCACATGCGGCAGGCCGCGGATCTGGCCTGCATCAATCGGCCGATAGATGTGCAGCACCTCCTCAGCCGACACGCGCACCGTCTCAGGCACCGCCACCCGCTGATCCGTGCTGTCGCCCGGGTGACGGCGGCGGAAGTGATAAGCCACCCGCCGGCCGATCAGATCGAACTCAACCCCACAGCGGATGGGGTTGCCGTTCGGGTCCATCTCCGTTTTCTCAAAGGGCAGCATCTCGGACTGGAGAAGCTGCAATTGCAGTGGCACTAGTAGCCCGTCCTCAGTGCGACGCGGGCGCAGGCGCACAAAACATTCACCGGCCACAAACATCTCGCGTGCGACCATAGCCTGCAGACCGTAGAAATCGGTAAGCCCATCGGCGTCCGCCTCGTCCGTCCAGGCGAGCCAGAGCTTCTGGACCTGGTCCCGCAGTGCCGCATCCGTGATGAGCGATGACGGCTTGATACCGTCCCCAACAAGATTGGCCGCAAAGGCCTCGCAGGCGTTCGCCGCATAGCCGTTGGTCACTACCAGTTCGCGAGACCGCGCCAGCAGTTTGGGTCCGCCAGAAGCGACGAGCGCGTTGATGTTCTCGAGCGGTGGGTTCCAGCCCCGCAAGCGCCGCTTTGCCATCGCCCCTTCAAGCCGCGCGCGCATGGCTTCAGTGCCGCCCGGCTTGGGGCGGCGGAACAAGTCGAACATCCCCATTTCTGTCAGAGCCCCTTGGCCGTCGTCACGCGGACCTGCCGCACGATCCGCCGCCCTTCGGCCATCACGATCTCACGGTCCAAAGCCTCAATGGCCCGGTCGATCTCAGCCAAAGACCGGTAGTCGACCGTCTTGCCCTCATAGCTGACGCGGGCCACGCCCGAGGCGCGCTGCGAAGACAGAGTCTCGCGGCGGAGTTTCAGTGTCGTCAGATCCGCCATGCCCAAACTCATCCCATGTATGTTGACCTCGCAACGCGGCGCACCTGTGCCTTGCGTACAGATTGCGTGCCCCCGGCAGAGGAGGCGCCCTTGGCTTCATAGACAACAAACTGTGCGGCCAACTCTTCCCAGCGCGCGTCCGACCAGCGGTCTGCGCCGATGATCCAGGCAGCGGCACGCGCATAAACACGGCAATCGAGTGCTTCGTTGCGTTCCCGCAGCTTTTGCCATTCGAGCTTGGCAAAGCCGCGCTTGTTCTTGACAGTGACCAGCTGCTCGGCCGTGAGCTGCTTCAGCCATTCAGCGTCGACCCAGCCCGGCAGATGGAGAAAGCCGGGAGAAAACCTCTCTCCACCCACCGGGCTGGTGACTTCCAGCGGGTCAAGCCGCAGGAAGCGATAGGTCTCAGCCTTGAACGTCGATGTGGCCACCGTCCAAAGCCGTGCACCGCGGCGAAGCCGCTTGCCCCCTATGGTGGCGTCAACAAATGTCGGCCCTGTGACAGGGCTCGCACGGTTGAAGCCCTCGAGACCCTTAACAGGTGCGACCTGCCCAAAACCCACCTGACGCGCCCAAGCGTAAACGGCTGCCGTTTCATAGCCCGTGTCGATCGCCAGCCGCGCGATGGTCATCGGCGTACCGCTGGAGTGAGCCCAAGTCCGGCCAAGAAGGTCCGAGAGCTTCTGCCAGCAAGCCTGATCGCCCGGGCCGCCCTCGATGACAATGTGATCAATGAGCCAGCTTTGCAGGCCCTTACCCCAA